CTTTGCAGTCCAAATACCACGATCAGCAATACCTTCACGCTTCATCGAGATCCGCTGCTTATATGCGTTGCAGTTTTCCTTGAGTTCTTTAAAGGCGATGTCGAGCACATCCTTCTCGATCTTAGCGCATACTTTATCGAGGAAATCTACTTTCTTAGAAGTATCAGCATCAGGCAAAACATGATTAACTAGATCACCAAGATTAGCATACACTGAATCAGTGTCGATCGCAATCACGTAATCTTTGTTAGTCTTAAGTGTTTTATTTAGAAATCCATTGACGTGCTTTTCAGCCCACTTAATGATTGCTTGGCCGGTGATAGTAATACCTTCGGCGATTTCCATCGTGAAGTAACGGAAGTACTTATTACCAAGTGCACCGTAAAGTGAGTTCAGAAGAATCTTAATTGCTGTCTGTTGGTTTTCATAGTGTGCGATATCACGTTCAATGCGATACACTTCAGTCTTGTTCGACTTATCACACTTTTCAAGTTCCTGCTTTGAAGCCAACATCTTCTTCTTGATCAACACACGTTCATCATACATTTCTTCGATAATCTTTGGCATGAATCCCTGCTTTGAATTATCGAAGTATTGACCAGTCGCTGCCATAGACATGTTGTCTTTTATTCCGGTTTCTGTGACGTATCCATCAAGAATTTTATCGACAGTGATGTTGGGTTCTACTTTACGAACAATCGTTTCAGGACTCATGTTCCATTGAACGATAATGTTTGGATACAGTGAGTTTACGTCGAAAGAACAAACCCAATCGTGCACACCACACTGAGGATCTTTAACATAGCCACCTTCATAGTCAGACTTAAAGCTTTCCTTGTTTGGAGGAACGATAATGTTTTGTGCAAGAAGATACCGGTGAATCAAGGAGTCCCATATCGCAACAGTGCCCATCGTATCAGAATAGTTGACACCGGCTTTATACGCCATAGTCATCGTCAGCGTAATCATAGCGATCTTATCTTCCATGCGGTCAACAAGATCTACGTCCTTAATGTTGTAATCGATAAACTTCTGGTGATCAGTCTTATACAGTGTGTGCAGTGTACCATCAAATGCAAGTTTACGTTCACCAAGAACTACGTGCGCAATGTGATCAAGTCGATACGATTCTTGAGGACCAAACGAATATCCGAACTTTTGAAAGATGTCCATGTAATCCAATTGAGAGATACCGATGATATCATACAATTGAACCATGCCTTTACGCATAGACACCATACGTTCTTCAACCATACCCCACGGTGAGAGTTTCTTTACTTCATCTTCGCCTAGCACTCGATTAATGCGATTGACGAGGTACGGGATATCGAACGTTCGAATATTCCAACCAGTAACCACATCAGGAGTAGTATGTTCTTCATACCAAAACTGAATGAACTGCTTGAGCAGGTGTTCTTCCGAAACACACTTGGTGTATCGAACTTGGTACTGCTTCATGATCGAAGCTTCTACATCGTATTCACCTAAAGCCCAGACAAAATACGTATCTAAGATGCTATCCTTAATAGCAATAGAGATAACAGGATGCTTGGCTTCGTCTGGTTCTGGGAATCCCTGATCAGATGCAACCTCGATGTCGATATTGTGGATGCGGATCTTTGAACGATCGAACTTTATTTCACCAGGAAATTCCTCGGCAACGAATTGCGAAATATAGTTAGTGTTGCCATAGATCTTGAAGTTTTCCACATCTTTGTATTTTTCAATAAACTCTTTTGCTTCACGCATAGAAGAGAGTTCGATTGGATCTACGTTAGTTCCATCAAGTGCGGTGAACTTAGAATTGCCTTTACCCTTCACGTACAGGGTAGGCTTGAACGGAATCTTTTTCTTAATACGACGACCACTATCGTAGCCGCGATAAAGCAAGTTGTTTCCGTAACGAGAAATGTTTGTATAGAATTTCATAATAGAAAAGAAAACGGGGTATAGTAATTATACCCCGTTTAGGATTAAAAGAACACTATTATTGCATCATGGATGGAGGAATTTCGTCTGCGCCTGCAATCATAATCCCTGAACCAAAAATGCGATTGTATTCATTAACCATTTTCGTATCTAACTCAATTTCACCGATGACAAAATCTTTGAAGATACGAACTTTACCATCTTTCGCAAAAGGAGCAAATGGGGCGAAAGCTGCACCAACTCGTCCGTCTTGTGTCTGCTGTACTACTAGTAGAGCAGGGTTATAAAACACGTAACCAAGATGATCACTTTCACCATCAGCAATAATATCTTCACCACTGATGAGTTTATACACTTTCACCGTCATAATATACTCCTTTAGATGGGGAAACCTCTATCTCTTAGAAGTTTCATACGATTCTCTAGATCTTTAATATCTGTAGAATCTGCTAGATATTTTTCAATTTCTTGATGAATATAGGGTTGGAATGTTTCTGTGACCCACTTCCAAAAAGCATTCATAGGTATCCCCTTACTTTGGCTTCAGCCATATCTTTACGAACATCTTTTCGTAAAGATACCCAAAAGTGTATTAAGCTCTTCAGCTTTTCGAAGAGCTTCATTTGTCTTCTTCTTGAAGAAGCTGCTTATCACCTTTGGTTTTAACGGGGACTTTCTTTGGCTTGTTTTGCTCAGGAACCATACGCTCTAAAGCAATACGAAGCATACCATTGAAGAGCTCTGCATTCTTTACTTCGACTTTATCGTCGATAGCAAAAGAACGAGTGAATGCTCTTGAAGCAATACCTTTAAAAATGTAGTCATTAGTGTCGGCATCGGCCGATGCGTTTCCACGAACTACCAAACGTCCACCATCAAGTTCAATATCAATCTCGCCTTGACCAAAACCAGCTACAGCTATTTCAATAGTGTAGGTGTTATCTCCGGTCTTGCGGATATTGTATGGAGGATAGTTAGGAATGTTTTTTGTAAGATCATCGTGAAGTCTTTTCAAGTGATGTACTTGATCATCGAATCCTACGAAGAATTTCTCAAAATCTTTGAGATCTTTAAATACAGAAGGCAACAGATATGTCATTTAATTTCTCCTTGTTAAGCGAGTATTAAAGTTTAGTGTATTCGTCTTTATGGCAACCGCACTCTGGACAGAGCCAGAATTTAGCAAGATCTTCCCACTTGCCATCGGTTTCTTCATTGTGTTCATGACCACAAACGCCACAGACATAAACGTCGAACTGCTGATCACTCATAGTTTTCTCCTTGTTAAGCGAGTTAAGTTTAAACTACCAACCCCGAAGGCGTTGGTGGGCAGTTTTGTCGAGGATGCCCAGCCTAGTTCCCATCCCGATTGGGATAAAACTATTTATATTAGTTAGGAAGTTTTCTTTCGACTGGCGTATCTTCAATAGCTTTCTGAGCAGCTTCCTGTGCAGCTTTCTGAGCTGCTTCCAATGCTGGAAGTTGTGGCTGAGCTTGCTCACGTAGCTTTCCGATTAGACCAGCTACTTGTTCAAAAGGTGCCTTAGCAAGAGCGGCAAGAATCATGTTTGCTTCATCTAGAGTCAATTCAAATTTAAGCATGTTTTCTCCAATCATTTTGATTTTTTGCCAATGTTATACTTGGCGGTTAAAGTCCAGTCTGGTTTTTCTTTAAAAGATACGACCTTGATCTGAGACAGCGATACTCGTTTTTCCGCTTTCGCCGGAACAACGATTTTTAATAATCCCCAGTCCGACAATAGACTAGCGATTGTATTTCTACGTTCGATATCACCCGCAGTTATATTTGCCTCCTTACCGTCGAGCGCAAATAGTTCCTTGAAGTGAACGATAAAATATCTGCCTTGCTTGTGCAAAATATGACAAGACTGATATAGTGTTTTATCTTTTCTGGATGCCACTCCGATGCGAGTGAGAGTTTCACGAACCTTTAGAAAATTATCAGGTTCTGGTAACGTCACTTCAAGCATTGAGTCGGGCGACCAATCGTAATAAATTAATTCTACAGTCATTTCACGATCCTTTTTTATTGTCCATAATTTATCATTAGACTGTACTATTTATACGACTTTTAGATTCAGCGTCCTCCTGTTTCGTATTTTTCACGAAGATCATTAATCGAATCTTCGGTAAACATATCGACAACACTTAGAGCTTTCTGGCGGGAATAGTTATATTCCCTCATAATAAGTTCTGTCTTTTCTTCGAGCTTATCCTGCTTGTGCCACTTGGAAAATCGTCGTTTCTTTGGGATTGAAATCCTATAGAAATCATACTGCCACTTCTTTGGAATGTCGCCAGAGCGATTCATTTCATTGGCATAGAGTATCGTATCCGAGAAATAAGACAACCCTCTATTAATCATAAAGGAGTTGTATTCCTTTTCATTCAAAGGATCTTCACGAATAAGATCCTTCTTATTCTCGTTGATAGAGTTTAGAAAGTCAAAGAAATTCATCGTGATTCTAGCTTCTTCAAGTCTTCTTCTGAAATTTTAAACAATACGCCTGGGAATTTTTCTTTTAGAATATTTTCAAGTTTTTCTTTAGTTTCGCTGTGAGCTAAGTACAACCCATTCTCTTTTGAATAAACAAAGAATTGGCCTTCGTGATCTTCGACGTTGATCATAACAACGTTTCTTTCTGTTTCTTCAATAGCACTAGCAGTTGCATTTTCGATTATGCGATTCATAATCATCATCGCATAAACTTCTCGTAACTTCCAGCCTATAATAAAACACACTAGGCCAAACACAACGTAAACAAGTATAGTGTCCATTATTTAAACTTAAGACGAGCCATGATTTCTGTAAGTGCAGCCATAGTGTTGATCTCCCTGTCTGCAACGAATGCAGCTTTATATTGATAATCTGCTAGGATTAATACGAGTTCAGGAATAGCAGTTTGTTCTAGAATATCTGCAGCCTTATCATACAGATTGCGAAACAATTCTGTAGATTCTATATCACTGTTTTTTCCAACCCACTTGCGCACTTCGGTGAAGTTCTTTGCTTTGAGATTCTTAATCAACTCGCTGTATGATTCATCACCAAGATTGACAAAGATTCCTGCATCGATCTTACCATTCACAGAGTATCGCTGCAACTCATTGATGATTCTGCGATAATCTGGGAAGTACTTCATGATAAGCTGAGCCAATACTTTACTATCAGTCTCTACACCC